GGTGCAGGAACTGCATTAATTACTGCTTGTGCGGTAGCAACAACCGTTGGTGCTGCCAATACTGCTTCTACTGCTGTTGAAACAACTGCAATATCTGCTACTTTTGTAGTTAATGTTGTAGTTGCTGTTGTTAATGCAGTCACAGTGTTTGCAGAAACAGTAGCAATTACAGGAATTGCTGCTGCGGCTGTTGTATTTGCTGTATTTGTTGCAACAATCGCCGTAACTGCTGAGTTTAATGTAGCAATTTGTGCATTTGCTGTATCAATTGCCGCTAGTACTGTTGCATTGTCTGGATCAGGAGTAGGTGTAAATGCAGCGCCTTGATTAATTGTTCCAGTAAACCCTGTAGTAGTGCTTGTATTAGCAATAGCTGTTACGGCACCCCCAGTTGTCTCTCTTACATTAAACCTAGCGCCATTTGGAATGGGTCCAGTCACACTTACATCTGCTTGCCATGCGCCATCTGCTGGGTTAACATCGGCATTAAACCTAACTTGAGTCATCTGTGTTTCGGCAGTAGTGAGAGGAAAAACTCTAAGATCCCATGCAATGGATAGAGTATTGGTTGTTGTTGAATAAGTAATACCAGACCCATTACTCCATGTAGTCCAGTCATACCCTGCTACAGAAATTGAAGGAGCGTTAGGAGTAGAGTAATAGTTTTGTCCCTCATTAACACCAAAAGTAATAGTGGCATTTGAGCTTACATAAACATTGTTATATGTAACCCCACCCATTTGTAAATTAAATGGAAGGTTCATTCTAATTCCAGCATCATCTGTATTTGCTAATACATTTGTTGTTGTTCCAATTGTTGCTGCCAAAGCATTGACTGCATCTTGAGCGTTATTAATTGCAACATTTGCTTGAGTTAATTGTGTTTGAGCCTCTGTCCGTGCAGGTGTTACTGCTGCTACCGCCGTGGTTGCCGTTGCCACTGTGGCAGTTGCGGTATCTATTGTTGCCTGTGCTGCCTGTATTGCAGTAGAGGCTGTTGCAGCCTGTGCTACTTCTGTTGCAATTGCGGTGGCTACTTGAGTGACGGTAGTTGGAGCTTCTGTCATCAAAGGGGTTGCTGTTGCTATAACTGTTGCAGTTGCGGACTCAACTACGGGAGTTGCTGCCGTGACGGCAGTTTGGGCTGCAACAACTTCTGGTGTTTGAGTTGTAGCACTTACTGGAATTGCTGCTACTGCCTGAGTAACAGTTGTTACGGCTGATGTGACTGCTTGTGTAACCGCAGTTGCTGTTTCTACCGCCGTAGATACATTTGATACTTCTGCTACGGCAGTGGTGGCTGCTGTGACTGCAGTAGTTGCTGCTGCTACGGCCGTGTTAGATGTTGTTACTGCCTGTACTGCAGTCGCAATAGTTGCTGTTGCTGTATCTGAGGCTTGTGCTGCTTGGGCTACTTCTACTGTTGCAGTTGCAATGGCTGTATTTACTGCCTGCTGTGCAGGGCTTACAACAACCTGCTCTGAAGGAGCAGGAGGCTCATCTGCATTAGCAAAATTAGGACTAAAAAGGAAAAGCCAGCCGATTATAAAAAGGCTGGTTAAAAAGTACTTAATCTTTCTAGTCAACTAGGTATCTCCTAAGTAATGCAATATCTTTGCTTACTTAATAATTATACCACTTAACTATTTAGGATTATCTGTTTTATAAAAGCCATTACCTTTAAACTGTATACCAAATGGAGTAAAGTGTCTAGTCATTTCTGAATCGCATTCTACACAAGTGTATCCTGGATCATCATCCTTAATTGATCTATGAGTTGACATTGTTGGGTGTGCATCATCATATGAGCACTTGTATTCGTATACTGGCATTACTTATCCTTTAATTATAATGAGCAGTTTCGGGACATACTCAGGTCCATCCTGCGGGTAACGGCCCGCTATCTGCGACTCCCCGATGAAGGGGTGCAGAGTTTAATTATACTATTTCTTTCTCTTGTTTGCACTAGGTACGGTTACTACTTCATCTGGTGTAAATGAGTCCATAATGTCAAACTTCTTAGGCTTTGCCTCTTCTGGCACATCCCTAATTACAAGTACACGAAGTACTCCATTTTCCATTGTGACTCCTGCTACAACCATATACTCAGATAGAGAGAATGTTCTAGTAAAGTCTCTTGCACCGATTCCCTTATGAATATACTTATTAGAATCTTCTACTGATGAACCTTTAATTGTTAATACATTCTTTTCTTGTTCAATAGCAATGTCTTCTTTCTTGAATCCTGCTAAAGCAAGCTCAATCATATAAGTATCTTCACTAACCTCTACCAAGTTATATGGTGGATAGTTTGTTGAATTATGCATTACCTTTTCGAGATCTCTGAATTGGCGATCCCAGCCAATAAAAAATGGATCCTTAAAAAGATCCAGTGTGAATGTGTTGTTAACCATGTTATTCCCCTTTCAAGCGAATAAATTAATATACGGACCCTCTATTGAGCAGTCCGTATACTATTATAGCAAAATATTTATATCTTGTCTATTTCTTCTTAGCCCTTACTTTAGCAAGTGCTTCAAAGTCCTTTACCTTGGTATCTCCTAGGTATCCCCAGGCATATCCATCGGCAATCATTTGTTCATTAACTGATACTTTAGATCCATCTAGGAATAGCCATCCAAGGATACGCCCGTATTTTTCTGATGAGTCCATCTTCTCTGTCTTAATGACAATATCTTTAGCGTCTTTAATCTTAGACTTTACATACTCTTTAGCTTCAAGTCCTAAAACCTTTTCGGCTTTATTAGTTGTTCTGCTTTCTGGAGTATCAATTCCAGCCAGTCTAACTCTTGAACTAAATGATATGTCAAAACCTAGATCAATATCTACGTCTATTGTATCTCCGTCTACTACGTTAGTTACTTTCTTAACATGGTATTCGTACATTACTTCTTCTTTACTGCCGCCTTCTTTACAGGGGCCGCCTTCTTTGCAGGTGCAGCTTTTGGTGCTAGTGCATCCCAATCTGGGCGAGCAACTGACATTACAAGACTATACGCTCTCTTTTTAAGAAATACGCCGTCTCCGTTTGCTTGTGATCCCTTTGAGCTTCCTGAAGTGTTGCCTTCGTAGCAATGCAAATTTTTTCCGTCATTCTTAACGACAATACCAACGTGCTCTGTGTCTGTTGGTGTCTTGTCAAAGTTAAAGAATACAACGTCTCCTGCTTGTGCTTGTCCAATTGGAACAATTCTCTTGTTTTTTGCAAACCATTGTGCTCCTGCATCGCATGATGCAAAGCCTTTCTTTGTTGAAGCGGCAACTAGGTGAACTAGCCCTGCGTCATCAAAGCATCCTGAAACGAACATTGCACACCAAGGTTGGTGATTCATTCCGTATCTTTTTCCAAAAATTGTATCGTTATTTGGTCCTTCTGCATATCCCTCATCAGCATATTTCTTTGCTGCTGCTACAACCTTTGCGGCTAGCGGGTGTGTTGTTTCTGCCATTTTATTTCTCCTTATTGTAGTTGACTTGTTTATAGTATAGCATTTTTCTTATTTGAGCGGATGATGAGAATCGAACTCACCCCTTCTGCTTGGAAGGCAGAGGCACTACCAATATGCAACATCCGCATTGTGCCGTCGGCAGGAGTCGAACCTGCGACCAAGACCTTAGAAGAGTCCTGCTCTATCCTCTGAGCTACGAAGGCATTTCATTAATCGTTTGGGATATCTGGATTTAGATCCATTTCAATTAATCCTTTTTCTTTTGCAATCTTTTGTCCTTCAGGGGTAAGATGAATAGTTGCCTCTAGCTTTTCATTGTATTCAATTTCTACTAGGCCCTGCTCATACAACTCAATGAGTGACTTGTCTACATACTCTATGTGAGATTGCCACAACTCTGGTGCTAAATCTTTTGCTTTATCGCTAATTGAATAAATTATCTCGCCGCTTTCGTCAACGCCCTCAAAACTTATTGCACCTATTTCTAAATAGTAAGCAATCCTTGCATCGTGCTCTTCTTCATTCATTTAGTCTCCCTGTGCAACATGTAGGACTTGAACCTACGATTACCGAATTATGAGTTCGGGGCTTTAACCAACTAAGCTAATGTTGCTTAGGTGTCTATTATAACGTGCCGTCTTCATTTTTGTCAATAGTTTCTTCTACTATCTGCTGTACATATTCTGAAAAATGTTTTCTTATATTGCCCATCGGCCTGTGGCCAGCGAGTTTCCATATTCTTTTATATTCAATTACATTAGAAAATGTAGTGGGACAAAGAACTGTTCCATTATATTCTTTTAATACAGTCGGAAGTGGGACATGTTTGCCACAACACTTACATTCTTTTGCTTTTTCTTGATACGTGCTCATATTATTTGCATCCTGTCCATTGCGTCTTTTAAGTTTTCTGGCATTCTCGGAGCCCTAATCATATTATAGGAACTTGTTTCTCCGTCTGCCTCTGTGCCAAAGTCATTGTCGTAACTCATTGATTCGTAGGTGTGTATATTTACTTCTTCATTTGTATCAAACTTACTTCTACTTATTGAGTTATAAATTGCTCCGCATACAGCATCCGCCAAGTCTTTAGATCCCTTTCTTGGGTGGTCTACTCGGTCTCTCATAATTCTTAATTGTAATAGCTCATCAATTAACAAAGGTATGTGTGGACCAACTACTCTTTCTTCGGCCACAATCATTGCCATGTCATCGTAATGCTTTTTAGCGACAGACAGAATTTCTGTATTGATGCCGTATTGTTTTAGTTGTTGCATCATATCATGTGAATTCCATCTGTCAAAGGTACATACACGAATCTTAAACCCTCGTGTTTTTAATGAAAGAATATAGTCTTTAACTTCTGTAAAGTCTACAGACTTATCTTTTGTTGGGGTCCAGAATCTAACGGCATCTATCTCAACAATTGGTGCTGGTTGAGAATAGGTGTCTGTTACTTTTACATTAACCCATCTGTTTACGTGTGCCATTGCAACTGCACAATGGTCATGCTTTTGAGCAAGGTCAACGTGTATAAAATATTCTTTGTCTGGATCTGGTAAAAACCATTCCTCTAGTCTGCCAAAGTTATCTACAGCTAGGTGTGCTTTGTTAAATGCTTTCTCAACTTTTTCTTTTGATTTAAAGAATGCGTCAATGGCATCAGGTGGCATACAAGCAAATCGTGATAAAGCATCTTGTGGATTTGTAAAGAAAGCAACTTTAAAATCATCAATTTTTCTTACTGGATTGACTTCCCATGTTGGTCTTCTTAATGCATAAACCTTCGGTATCTTGTATGATACTATATGGTCTTCTTCCCATTGGATCTCAAACTCATTGCCTACTGTTCCGTCTGGAAGTTCTTCATCCATCTTAAACTTGTGATCACGGACTACCGTCTCTACCTCTGCAACAACAGCGTTGTATCTCTGTTGGATGTAGTCATTTTTATATCTAGGGAATGAGAGCAGAATAACTTTACCAAAGTCTGGGAAACGAGAGTCTACTGATGCACGATACATATCATATATAGCCGCACCTGTTTTTGCTTGGTCATGGCCTGTTGTGTTTTCAATTGCAAAGCCCGAGATCTCATCAAGGATAACAACTATAACGTTATACCCTTCCCAGGCTTCACGCTCAGAGTGGCCAGAGTGTACTGTTATTGCTTTATCAAACTTAACTTCCGAGGCCTTGTCGGTATACTTACCAGCAAACCAAGGTGATTTTTCAATTCTTGTTTTAAATCCTTTAAAGAATACGTTGCTCGCCTGTTGTGAGTTAATAGCAATGTTAATAATATCAATGCTGTCCCCTGGAGGCTTTCCGTAATATGTAGCTGGATCTTTTAAGCACAATAGTAAATATACTATATAAGCAACTGCAATTGTTGAGCAGTAATCTTTTCCTGAACCTTTGCCAAGCTGAGCAACTACTTCATTAGCAGTTTGCTTAAATCTTATTCTTCCTTCTTCTTCTCCGAATAATTTGATAAGGGTTGAGTCTTTATAGATCTGCGAACTTTTTTCGATAAGCGTGTATTGATAGTCGGAAAGTTCTGGAAGCCCAAGGTATTCTGGACTTCTAACAAACGTTTTAAGATCGACTGGTTTTTCATCGAATTCCTCTCCGTCAAGCATATCGATAAGGTCACTGAAATCAAACGACATCGGCTTCCTCTACTGGGACTGACTCGATTATTCCAGTTATTTGGGACAATCTCTTTGCAACTTCCATCTTACACTTAGGACATGTTGATGTAGTCTCTTTTAAAATTTTAACAAGAAGATCTTGTTTGCGTTCTGTCTCTGCAATCTGTGATGCAATTTCATTATTCTCAAGTACGCCGATTGATTGAAGCATTGCAATTCTTTTAGTCTCTATGTCTGCAATAAGCTTTAATGCGCCAGACTTTATTCCAAGTTGGCCAGATTGATCTGCATCTTCTACAGTCTTCCACGCCTCTTTGATAAGCATGGCATAGTGTTGATCCGCCCCTGAGATAGCCTCTCGGGCACGATCTCTGATGTTGCTATCATTATGTACAACGTCTTTCCAATCATCGATTAGCTCGACAACCTCTTTGCGCTGTATTCCTGTAGTGGTGGCAATCTGTGTGGGTGTGCTTCCTTTTAGAAGTTCTTCGACAACCCTGTTCATTCTGTCAAAATGATCTGACAATTCTATTTCGCTCATTAATACAGTATACTTTCAGTCGACTAAAATGTCAATCAGAATTAGCCCTAGCAATCTTATATAGGACTAAGTATCCAATTAAATCGTCAATATCGTTATCTCCAGCAAAGCCTTGGTTGTTCTTTACCCTATTTAATTTATCATCAATACGAACTTTTAATTGCTCTGTTGA